GATGAGAAAAAAAATTTACCATACGACTTCTTGTTTATTATATTTCCAATCTTCAGCATTTCCAGTTAATTTTTTATTTTGTAATTGAGCAGGCGCACGAAAATTTGAAACATAATCACTAAATTTCTTTTTATTTTGATGTGTAGTATTTATTGCTATAAAATTAAAATTATCGTGATTAACAACACTATCAAAAGTTTCATAACTTTCTCTTAATCCGTGTCTTCCTGAATTAAGTGAAAGAAAACCATTCACGATTTTTTCTCGTTCAAAACGGGATTGTAATCCAGCACTAAATAAATAATCTGTATTTAATCTAATTTGAGGAGATATGGCTGTATAGACCTGACTAATCAATATCGTTAAAATATTAGAATTTTCTTTATGGGATAAGTGTCTTCCATTTACAAATAATTTATTCAAAATAGGATTAACTCTCATTTCTTGTCCTCTTCCACCAGAACCTATCATATCATCTAATATCAACACAATATTACTTTTTACAATTTCTTTTGGTTTTGCTTTTAAATTATGTTTTTTTACTTTCATTTGTGTTTCAATAATGGAAGGAAGAATATCTAAATTTCTATACCTGTATGATGATGGTATGCCTTCAAAACCCGCTAATGTTTTACTAAATAAAAATACACCATCTAATTTATTTTTTTTACTATATTCTTCTAACAAATGTGTAATTAAATGTGATTTGCCTGAACGACGACTAGCGATTACTATCATAGTTGAATTTTTATGTATTTTATTCACATCAAAATTGGGTAAATTATTTGATTGTAATTCTGGTATTGTTTCTAAAGTTTCTTTTTTGACCCCCTTTGTTTTTTTTTGACCCTTTTCATTTTTCTCTCCATTTTCCTTTTTTATTTCTTTTCCTTTTGTATCATCATTTACTTTTACTATTTTATCTTTATTTTTATTACCAGCGACATCACCACCTAATTGTAATTCTGTAGCACCCGAATTCATTTCCGCTCTAATGGTTGATGTTCGTCTTGCTGGATTGCGCAATTTCATTCTAAATTTTGGTAAGCCAGGCATATATATATGTTAGTAAGAAAATAAATTACCACAATAATTTTCCAGCATAATATCCATTAGATCCGACAACAGAAATATTTTTAGCCATACGACTTCTGTATGCTTTTCTTCTTTTATTAGCAAATTCTAAACCGCGTCTTTTAATAAATGTTGGATAATCATTCATTCCAAGAGCGCCGATTGAGGCAACTTTTAATAATTTCATTTCTCCTGTTGTTTTATGTTTTACCTTTTTAAAAACATCTATTTTTTTACCTTTGTTTGTAGAAGGTTTTACAATAACGCCAAGTTGTCTTGCTCTGTTTCTAGTATATGTAGTAATTGAATAAGCCATTTACTATATATATTTATTTTATTTTTACATAATTTTTAACTTTACCAGTTGCCTTTTTTTCCTTTTGCGCTTTTTTAATTTTCTTTTTACCAACTTCTTTCATAGTTGCTGGTGTTTTTTTTGTTATTCTTTTTGTAGGACGAAATATATCACCCTTTTTTTTATAAGTTTTACTTCCATCTTGCGTCCGCCAATCTTCTTTAAACCACCTTGATAAACCCTCTTTTGATTTTTTTTTACCAACATACGCATCATTACTTCCGTGTTTTTTTTTATACATTTCTTTATATTTTTTAACAATTAATCCGCTTCTATAGGCACTATGTTTTGCTATTTTACTAACAATAATTTTTTTTGCTTTTTCATACAAAGTTTTATCTTTCGGGACAGCCATTTACTATATATATAGAAAATGTTTTTCCAAAAACTATTTGATCCATATAATATCACGAGGTAAATTTATTTTCCAGCAATAATAAAAGCAGTCAAAATTACAGGCTTTCTTGGCTTTTGTATCAATAACACCATTCACCATTTTTAAGAATTGAATTCTTTTTTTCGGTATAATAATTTGAATTTCATCATAAAATAATTTTCTAAAATATTGAGTATTTATTTTTGACGAAGGCATTATTAAAATAAATGGTTTATTTAATTCTTTTAATCTTGTAAGAACTTCTTTTGATTTACTAAATGGTATATTAGAAACGATTATCTCTCCAAGATTATTTTCAAAGAAATCAATATCTTTATGAATAACATCAAATCCTAACTCTGTTAAATATTTTCCACTATCACCATTACCATAAAAAGGTTCATAAATAACTTTGTCTTTTGGTATATATTCTTTAATATTTTTCCACACATATTTCGGCGTCATATATTCATCGTTTTTTTTGAAGGTTTTATTTGTAAAAGTAGCCATTTAATAAAAGGTAAGATTTAAAAAACTATGATCCATACTGAATATCTTTATCAAAATTCATTTTATAACATATCCATACACAATCAAATGCCGTTCCGTTTTTCCAACCTTTCACTTTTTCACCATCTATGTATTTTGTAAAATGAACTCTTTTGCGTGGTATAATTATTTGTGTTTTTTTTCCTTTAAAAAAATTTGAAACATAATTAGTATGTAATTTTAATGTTGGTAAAAGCAACATAAATGGTTTATCTAATTCATCTAAAAATTCAAACATACTTTTACAATCTTGAAAAGGAGGATTGGAGAGAATAAAATCATATTCATATTCTTTTGCCTTTTTATAAAAATCGGTTTTTTCGTGTATAACATTTAACCCTTTTGATTTTAAATAATTTCCAGATCCACCATCTAAATAAAAAGGTTCATAAATAACTTTGTCTTTTGGTATAAAATTTATTATTTCATTCCAACCATAATCGGGTGTTGAATAATCATTACAAAATGAATGTTTTGCTTGTCCTTTAACTTTTTTAAAATATGTTCCTGAATTGTTGTTTTTCATATATATTTAAAGTATATATTAAAATCGTTTTTTGTCCTAAAAAAGTGAGTGTGTATCGTAGGAAAAGTATAAATCTATAGAAGTAAAATGGGTTGAACTAGTAATACCCCCTAAATCGGCGTCATACAATTGCGCTTCAAATACCTCTGGTATGTGATCAGTTTCCATTTTCAAACCAGCACCAAAATTCATTACTTCCAAACCAGCGGTAGATTTTTGTGTAGGAAAACTAATAAATCCTAACTTATCACCTGAATGAAATTGGTTAGAAGAAATGAAGGGCAACCGAACATAAATTTGACTTTTTGCGTATCCAGTTCCAACCTTATTAATTACGGCGGATTGAAGGGTGAAATTTTGAGAACGAATGGGGTTAGAGAGAAAAACCTTGTTTATTCCGTTGTTTGAATTAGGAGTTAATCGTAAATGGAGGCACGGCATATTTATATAATCACTTTAGAAAAAATTTTTGTATAAAAATAAATGGTATTTAAAATTTTTTTATCTATGGTTAATTTATAAATGAGCAGGACAAGAAAACCCTCTAAAGCCACCGATGATGAAATCAAACTTTTTCACAAAAATACAAAATCCACTATTTCTAAAACTGGATTGTTTTTTGACCCTATAACTGGTAAGTATAGAAAAGCACTAAAACAAAATGGTAAAACATCGGGTAGTGGTAGAGAATTAATTGCTGATACAAAATATAAGAACTATTTAAAAGAAGTAAAAAAGAGAATGGGAGAAGACCAACACGATGATATTATTAGTCGTGAAAATAAGGCAAAGGAAATGGGTTTTTCTAAATTACAAAAAGAACGGAAATTGTTTGGTGTGGCTGGCGGTTCGGCTGTAGCAGGAGAAAGTGTTGCTGTGAAAAAAATGACTGATAAGGCACAAGAAGCAGTAGGAAAACCACCGACAAATGTTAGAGGAAAACCATCATTAAAAGATAGACCAGCAGTTAAAAAAGTTAAAACAGCAGGAGAAACTAAAGATGAAACACCAATCGCGGAAACTAAACTAAAAAAAAGAGGCGGATCTAAATTAGGAGATGTTAAATTTGGTAGTGAAGAATGGTATAGACAGCAACAAATGAAAGCAAGGAACGACGCAGAAAGAAAAGGACAAAATGGAGAGGAAGGTATGAAAGCGTGGAGAAGAGGACAACAAAAAAAATATGGATTACCACCGACAGCAACAAAAAGGGATATTATGAATTCAGCACAAGATACAAAAGCAAGATCAGAAGAAAGACAAAAAAGAGGTGATGAACAAGACTTTAAAAAAGCAGATGAAGAGGCAGATAAAGCATTACAGAGAGAAAATCTTGGTATGGAAAAAGGGACAAATTTAAGAAAGAAACAAAGAGTAAATGAAGAAGGAGAACAAAAAGAACAAGAGGATAAAATACAAGAAGTTAATTTGGATAATGAAAAATACGCTGACCCTTTACAAGAACACGGCGCAACTAACCAACTCCATAAAGCAGATGAAGAAGAACCAATATATCCACAAAGAGGAGATGGTTTAGAAGAAGGACGACAAAATCCAAATATGAGAGGTTCTTCATACAACGAAGAGTTTATGGGTTCAAGACGAAGAGGACAAGAATTTGATACTGAAAGCACGACAACCGAAGACACAGAGGCACAGCAACCTATACCTATTCCTGAACCAGAACGAAATGTTAAAATGGAAATTAGTGATAAAGATGTTGAAGTTGAAAAATCAGCAGGATTAGGTGATGGGATTTCGGCAAAATCTTTTGTATCACCACAGGCGGAGCGGGTTAGTATGGAAAGAAATAGAATGAAATACTCACCTAAAAAACTATACGAAGAATGTAAAGCATTCGTCCAAATTTATAGTGATGATATTAAAACCGATAGTTTTAGACAATTAAAAAAACAATTTTCAAAAGTTTCACCAAAAACAAAAACCGAAGATTTACGAAAATTACACAGAGAATTAGAAGAGGAAGTTATTGAATATTATCGTGGAAGATCAGGAATTAGACTAGGAGTAATTATTGATCCAAGTGTTCTTGGTATTAATATATCTCAATTATCAGGAATGATGAATTCATCTATGCCTTTAGCAACTGGCGGAGCGGTTAGAGAAATCGGGACACAACAACAAAAAACAAATGTAAAAGATATTCATTATCATAACGGCGGTTTAGCACACGCAACGGGTAAAAGAATGGCTGAAGGTGATAATCTTGAAGCACATCATAAACAATCAAGAGCCGTTAGAGCAAGAGTTTCTATACCAATTCACCCGCCAAATAGATATTTGTTAAAAAGAACTGGAAAAAGTAAATTACCAGCAAATTTAAAAATCCGTTAATTATAATATGAATTTACCAATAGACTTATATTATAAATTAATTAATTACGGAATTTATGAACCACCACATTATATAGCATTTAAGACAGCAATAATAAAACCTATTTTTTCAAATGAACTTAATTGTAATATTTCTGGAGAGATAAAATTAGAAGGAGGCGGATATGAAGAAAATGATTTAAATGAAGAATGGTTGCTTTTTTTAATTGAAAACCAATATTAATAATATCCACTATTTATAAAATCTATGATAAATACAAATGGAAAAGTTGGACGACCAAAAAAAAATAAACAACCACTCACGGAAGATGAAAAAAGAAAAAAAAGACAAATTACAAATAAATATCAACGAGAAAGATATAGAAATAAAGTCATTCTTGATCCAACCAAAATTAGACAATATACAAAATACGAAAACCAAATTAGAAAACAAAATAAAATTAACAAAGGACAGGCATTATTACAAACAAAACAAAGAAATATTAAGACAAAAAGCGAGGAAAAAATACAAGGAAAAAATGAAAAATAGAAAATATCGTTTTGAATATTTAGCAAGACAAAGAGATTATAATCATAGAAGAAAAAAGAAAGAAAAATATAAATGTTTAGAAATGTTCAAATTATTGTATCCTTATAATCCATTTACAGATGTTTCACCAATTTTAATAGTTTTTGAAGGGGATTAATATCGTGTTTATTATATAATTATTTTCTATAGTTATTATATAAAATGGCTAATGCGATATTAAACTCTAATGCTTCTTCGGCTCTCGTTTCCGCACTCAATAATGTTTCATCTGTAAAAAATCCTTTTGAATATTCTTATGCTTCAAAAGGAACTCTATGTTATTCGGCTGTTCCAGCACACGCTCGTGTTGTTTCAGTCAGTCAGGCATCTAATACTGGTTTTTCACAAAACAACGATTTCCAAGTTCTTAAATCTGGATTGCTTGAAAATTGTTTCGTAAAATATGTAATCAAAAATGAAAGTGGTGGTAATGCTTTCGTTAATCCTAATCTTGGTAATCTTCTTTTAGAGGAAATCCAACTTATTAGTCAGGGTAAAGTTCTTCAATCCAGTAAGCCATTTATGCGCGCTTGTTTAGCATCTTCCGCACCATACCAGCGCAAGAAAAATATGGAGGTTGCTATGAATTTAACTAGTGATACACGTCTTACGATGGCTAATAATGCCGAAAAGACTTATTATGTTCCGCTCGGTTTTTCCATATTTGATACGCCCGCGAATTACCTTGATACTAACTTCAGTGAAAAAGTTCAGGTTAGGGTTCGCACATCAAGCGCTAATACTTACGCTGATAATGGGGCTGATCCAGCCGTAGCACAGAGTTTAACTCTTGTTTCTATGGAGTTAGTTCAGGTTTTCCGTATGCTTGATAGTGAAACAGAAAGCAAGACAATTCAATCAAATTACGCTGAAGACGATTTAGTGAAAGTGTTATGGGACGGAATTGAAGAAAGCACTCAAAAAACTCTTTCCGCCTCAACTGGACAAACAATTGCTCATACTATTTCCACTAACCGATGTATAGCCAAATTGTATATTGCTGTTGAAGACGAAGCCGATGCGACCGCAACTGATTTAGCCACACAGCAAATCGGTGTCTATAAACAATTAAGCAACATTAAAATTTCCGCAAACGGACAGACTTTTGTAGATATTGACGCTGATCTTGTAGGTTATTGTCTTGGTGTTGATGCCTGTAGTGAAGATAGTCCTAATTTCGTTTCTAATTATTTTGATACTTCAGCGCCAGCACACACGAGATTTATATACGAATTTCAACTGGGCTTATCAAAAGGAACTGATAAATTTCAAGGATTAATGTCGGCGCGTGAGATTAATGCGTTAGAGATTACGGCAACTCTGGCTGGAACGGCAACGGCACACTCTCACAAAATTCTTGTAGGAATGATTGCTCCACAACTTCAATCCACTAGTAGCGCTTCGGGTAAGATTTCCACATCACTTTCCTCATAAATATAGTTTTGTTAATACTGATTAAATTATTATTATCTAAATAAATAATAATAATGATAAATGCTTTTACTTCTATGTTTTGGAGAGAAAAACCAGAAAGAAATAGTTTATGTCCAAATTCATTAGCACCAATACCGAAATATGTTTTTCATAATTATGCGATTGAAATAAGAGAAAATGATGATGACGAAGAACCAAATAAAAGTATTTGGAATTTGTTGGATTTACAAAAAACATTTAAAAAAAATATATTTTATACACTTTATCCACCACCATCTTGACTATCTTTCGGGTGTTTAACTTTTTCGTGTCTTTTCATATTTACTCTTGTAATATGTTTTTCACAATAAATACATTTTATTTTTTCTAATCCTCGTTTTTTATTTCTTTCATTATTTATCTTTGCTTTTTCTGGATTTTTTTGAAAATAATTTTTCATATAAATTTTATGTTTTTCTTTTTGTTCTTCGTTTCTTTTTTTCATCTTATATATATTACTAAACATTCTTTATATTTTTTTCTTCTAAATTTTATTATCTATCAATAGTGTAAATGACTGATGAACGAAGTGTATCGGCGATCAACAAAGAAACCAAAAATTTAGAAGACGATGTTAAAACTATTTACGGAAGTATTTTTGACCCGAGAGTAGTAAGAGATGCTTTTAAACATAAAAAAATATCATCACAAAAATCATCTGTAGATATAGCGCTTGATGATATTGGTGAAATGAATGTGGAATTATCACAGATGACGCCACAACAAAGAGTTAGATTTGAAGAGGAATGGGGATTTATGGACGAGGTTGATGACGCACTAAATCAAGTAGAACAAGAAAGAAGATTAGCATTAAATAGTGATCAGGCTGACCGAGAAGCATTTGCCCGATTAATAGGTAGTGAAGAAATACCAACCGAAGGAGAAATGAGTATTGATTTAATTCGTAGTTTTTTAACAGGAGCAAAAGACGCTGATGAATTAACAGCAACATTAGGAGATTATGAATTAGTAGATTTATTTAGTGAGCGATTAGAGGATTTAGATTTTCAATTACAAGATTTAGGGTTAGATGGTATAGGAGATATTGATATAACAAACGAAGCAGATTTTAGAACTTTGGAAGAAACAGCAAGAGAACAAATGAGAAGCGCTGGAACAAAACCAAATTTAGATAAATTAAGTGATGATGCTTTAATGGACAACTGGGGATTAACACGCGATAGTCAAGGTAGATATTTACAAGACGGAGAAGTTTTAATGGACGATGATGGCGGATTAAATATGTTTGAAGCAATGGAAGAAATATCACCAGCACAACAAGTAAAAATAACAAAAACAGGACAAGTGTTTGAAAAAAGAGCAGTAGCATCAATACAAGGAGAAACAAAAGAAGAGATATTCGTAGAAATACAACAAAATGAATTTTTAGATGAACGTGGATTAACAGCAGATTATCAAGCAACAGAGTTAGAAATTCAAGAAACAGAGGAGGCATTTGGATCAAGTTTTTCAAATATGTTAGAAAGCGCCAGCACAAGAGAGGGGGCGACTTTAAGTGATTTGTATAAAGAAATGATTGAAAGTGGAGAAATACCTGAAGATGTAGCAACAACATTAACGGAACAAATGAAAGGATTAGAAAATCTCTCTCAAGATGTAAAAATAACTTTAACCGATGGTAAAATAAATTTTGATTTTGGCGCGGGGGATATTGTTAGTGGTGATTTATTTGCCGAAAATGCTGGTGAAGGATTATCAAAATTAGCAACAACATCAGCAGAGTATAGCGCTGGCGAAACTATGGGAGAATTGTCGGCATTTGCCGTGAGATGGGGAGCAACAGCCAGTAGATTAGCGATGGTAGGTAGAGCATTTTCAGTAGCATCAACCGCGTTAGGCGTGATTGGTATGGGGATAATGTGTTATGATATTGCTAATACTATTTACACAGGAGTAGAAAATCAAAAAAAATATAGTGAAGCGAGTGATGAATATATTAAAACATTTGGAGAAATGAACAAAATTAATCAATCTGTAAAAGAAGCATACAACGCACAAGTAGAACAAAATAATAAATTTACAAGATTATACCATAAATATATTCTTAATAGAAATGATCCAGAAAACGCTGGAACAGGAAAATTAATGAAAAAATTTGAATACAAAAGTGATTTTGATAATTTGATACAATACAGAGAATATACAAAAGAAAACGGATATAGAGATGGACGGGATAAAATTTATGATACAATTGGTAATTATATGATTAGAAATATCAAAGAAAAACAAAACGAGCAATTACAAAATACAATACCAGTAGCAAGATTGGCGTTGAAAGAAAGATTTAGAATGGAGAATGAACGAAGATTAAAAACTATTAATGAAGGATTAAAAAGAGTAGATTTTGGTAAAGAAAATACAAAATATTCGTGGCTTGACGATATTTGGTTGCCTATAGCACAGGCATTCAGTAGCGACGATACTATGAGTATGCGGTATGAAGATGAAGCAACTGATAAAAAAGAAGCGATGAAAGGATTAGCAAAATTAAAAGCAATTTACGATACAGCACGAGAAGCACAACAAAGAACAACATTTATGAAAAGCCAATGGAGTATGACGGGATTGAGTGATGAAGCAAAAAAAGAAAGACAATTACTAGGAACTAATGATGATAGATTAATTAGCCATTATGAACAACAAACACAAACCGATCCTGAATTTCTAAAAGCACTAACGGAAAGAACAGCACAGGTAAATGCTAATAGAAGGTATAGAATAGAACAAACATATTTAAAACGCAAAAGTGAATTAAATGATAGAATGATGAAATTGGAAAAGGCGATGCCGATGTTGGCGAAAAACACAGAGTTATTGAGAATTAATGAGTTTAAAAAATTAGATAAACAACAAAAAGAATTTACAGAAAAATATAAAGCAAATGAAAACACGATAATGAATGGACAAGATCAACAACTAGGTGGATTGTTCGGTGGGAGAGATACTAATCAAATGACGCCTTTCTGGTTGGAATATCACAATAAAAACCACGCAAAATATTATTTGGAAGATATGAATGATATTTTAAAATCACAAAAAGCATATTTAGATAGAGGCAGAAGATTAATAAAACCTGAATATAATGACGAAAAACCACCAGAATATACAGGAGATAAAAATGATGATAGTCCATATAATCCTTTTATTAATCCTAATAAAGATATTAAACGAAAATTACGAAAACCTGATCAACCAATAAAACCAAAAAAACCAATAATACCCGATAAACCACCACAGCCCGATGAACCTATAAAACCAAAGCCACCACCCTTACCGCCTATGCCTCCAAGAAGAAAACCATCACGAAGAAGGTTATTGGGCGATGATGAAATTTATATTATGGAAAGTGGAAAAACAAATGATTTTGATTTAGATGTTGGATTTGATATGGAAATAGCAAAACATTTATTACATTTATGCGAACATAGTTATAAAGAATTTGATGTGGGAAATTATTTTCCAACCAGCGAATATATTGAATACAATATTGCGACAACTATGGGAAGTGAAGGTTTTGGTAAAACAGAACAAGGAAGAATGTATTTTAGTGAAGAAGATAATATAATTTCAATAGCATACAGAGGGACTGATTTTGGGCGCGTTTTTACAAGAACCGATTTATTTGTAGCGGATTTAATTAATGATGTAGATATGAGAATGGTAGATTGGGAAGGTTTTAGAGTTCATTCAGGATTTTTAGATTTTTATTTGAAAACTCAAGAAGAAGTATATAATTTTATTAATTTCCACGCTAATGATGATACATTAATTTACACCACAGGACATAGTTATGGAGCAATACCTTCAATAATTTTAGCATCACGATTAAATCAAGAAGCAGGGAAAAGAGTTGCTATTAATTATAATTTTGGATCACCGAGAGGATTTGATAAAATGACCGCATTAAATTTATTAGGACATTTAAATGTTTTTCGTGTTGCTGATATAAATGATCCAATTACTTTATTACCACCGAGTAGGACAGGTTATTTCCACGCAGGTTCTTGTATTTATTTGGATAATAATAAATTAAAAAGAATGGCTGGACTTGAAACGGCTGATGAATTATATAATATTGAAAGAAGTAGTGTTTATAAAACGGCTGGAAATGTCGGGTTAGTGGGCGGAATACAATTATTATTAACAAGAATATCCACACCTGAACAATTATCTCTTGCTGGGAGAATTGGAGCATTTTTTCATAATTTTGTTAATCCAGTTCAAATTGTAAAAAATACTTATAGTGGATTAAGAGATTTGGCTATGGCGGGATTATATTATTCAGGACAAATAGGAAATCCAAATGTAAGACGAGCAGGGTTAAGAGATACAGCACAACGACAGGCAAGAATGAATGTAATTCAAAAATTTCGTGAAAATACCGCAGAATTACAGATTGAAAGATTTTTAACACAATATCCAAAAGCAAGACGATATTTTAATAGAAGATTTGGTGGAAATGCTTTTTTACCAGCACAACGATGGAGTGAGTTGATGGCGACAGATGGATATGCTGAATGGACAGAAGGATTTATTAATACGATTGATGGAGCAGGTGGAGCGCCACGACAAGCAATAAAAGGATTTTTAACAGAAATGGAAATGATGATGTTTCCAGATAAAATAGCAGAATATACGGATTATATGAAAAGTTTAGGACTAGGTTCTTTATTAAATTTATTTCCAACATCACCACAAATGCGTTCGGCAATTTTATCCGCTGGAGGAATTACAGCACTTTATACGATGGTTAAATCAGTTTATACAACAATTAGTTTTATTGAATTAAATAAACATTCGTTAAAAAAATACGATGAATTATTACAAGCACACGGAACAAAATTTAGAATAAAAGGATTAAATGTAAAAACACCAACAGAAATGTTAAGAGATTATGATGCTGTAAAAGATAATGAAAAGAAATTTTATTCAAAAACGCCGTCAAGTTTCGGGGATACACCTATTTTTACACAAACAGATAATTCACATTTAAAATTTATGCCTCAATATCACAAAGAAACAGGATTAACTATGATGCCTATACCTGAAAATTTACAAAAAGCAATTATAGGTTTCTGTGTTATAACAGAAGAACAAGCAAATAATCCTGATCCAATAAAAGGAATAATGTGTTATTAAAAAAGATTATTTAGTAAAAGTAATATAAAGAATATTTAGTAATATATATTATAATATGGGAAATGTATGGAATATTCAAAACGAACAAAATTGCGACGATTTAACTGGTGATGAAATTTATCAAAAAATTTTAAATAAATTAAACAATACTGATACTTCAAAAACAGATTTAATTATATGTTGTAGTCATTCAAAATTAACGTGTAATCAAGAGGATATGTTAGTTAGGCATAGAGATTATTGTAATGCGAAATTTAGTATTTAAAAAGAATGTTTAGTATATATATAGAATGGAACAAATAACAAATGACGATAGACAAGCCCTAGCAATTGATAAAAAAAATATTTATGTTGAATGTAAATGTGAAAACTGGAAAAAATGCGGAAACGGATATGGTTTTCATATACACGGGAATAATTCAAATACTAAAAACAGAGAAGAAGGTAGAAGCGGACATTGTGAAATTGACTATAATAATGTTATTATTGATCAGGATACATTTAGAGGAACTTTGAAAAAAAGGATTAAAACTGGTTGGAGAAAAGGAACTTATATTTTTGAAAGAAAATAAATATTATAATTTTTTTATCTGTATAATATTTATAAATGAAAAGGGTATTAATTAAAACGCACAAATTAGACGACACTATTTCAAAAGGAGAAAACGCTGGTAAAATAGGATTATTTATTGATAAAAAACCAATACCCGATATTGCGAAACAGGGTGATTTTCCTATGAACCCTAGAGTTAAATCTTTACGGGCAAAATTTCCTATTAAAGATGGAGTATTAAGTAAAAATAAATACGAACAAGTAAAATATAAAGAAAATCAAACACAATTATCTGGAAAAGAAAGTAAATTAATTGATAATTTTGAATATGATGGTAAAAAACCATTTGTTTATAATCCATTTACAGCAGGAGCAGGAAGTATTAGTGAAGTCGGTGGATACAATCAAGGGGGACAAGATGAATTTAGTAATATTAAAACACCAAACGAAATTATGCCTGAAGAATACGAACTGACTGGTAAATTTAACGATGGAATTAGAAAGGTAATACAGCCAGAAAAAGAACCACCTATTTTGAACCCGCGAGAAAAAAGAAACACACGCATAAGAATTAGATAATAATTTTATTTTCTTTTCATTTTATAAAGATGGCTAATGAAAACCAACAAATTCATTTAATTAATACCGACAAAATCTTCTTAAATAATAGAAATGATAAGAAAACTGATCACATCGTTTTTGAAACAAATGGAGTTCTTGGAGAGAATAATGTAGAATTTTCTAATTGTAATTTAGATGTAAAAACAGGATTTTTAAAAGCGCCTGAAATAAGATGTAATGGATTAAAAGATACTGATGGAAGAGATACTATTACTTTATCTTCATCGGCTATTGACTTTCATAGTAAAACAATTAATAACTTTTCTTTTTCAAGCGGAAGTATTTCGGCAAGTTCAGTATCTTCGGCGAATGGTTTTGCCTCTCTTGACGCAGAATTAGATGCTCTTCAAACCAATAAATTAAATATTACGGGACACACAGCAAGTAAAATATTTGTTTCAACAGCAGGAGGAGGTATTACCACTTCCACGTCGGTTTCAACATCAGGATTAGCAACGGCTATATCTAACGCAAATTCGGCATTACAAAGCAACACAATTCAAAACTTTGAAATTATAGTTGGTGGGGGGGATGATAAAACCTCTAATTTTGATTTTAAATTTGCTGGAACAGCGAAAAATATAGATCCAGGATTATGGAAATATTTAACTTTAAGAACACCAACTCTTACAGCAGATAAAATTGTGGTTTTACCTGGAGAAGCGGGAACTTTACAATTACAGCCAAGCGAGGGTGGTTTTGTGAATGGCGATAAAACTAAATTAAATGGTATTGAAGCATCAGCAACAGCCGATCAAACCGCAAGTGAAATTAGGGCTTTGGTTGAAAGCGCCACAGATAGTAATGTTTTTACAGATGCCGATCACACAAAATTAAATGGTATTGAAGCATCAGCCACCGCAGACCAAACCGCAAGTGAAATTAGGGCTTTGGTTGAAAGCGCCAGCGATAGTAATGTTTTTACGAATGACGACCACACCAAATTAGGGGGAATTGAAGTTGGAGCGGACATTACAAACGAGAGCAGGGTTCGTTCCGTTGGCGCTTTAATGGACGACGAAATGACGAATTTATC